GCACTCCTTACCCCCAAGGGGCCAAGATCGGGCAGGAATCGACAAGGTTGCACCAAGGTTGGATGGGGCGGGTCATGTTCGGCCCAGATTGGAAACGGCACGTCACGGGGATAGTGGCCTGAGCCACGGTCCGGCCGCTGCGATGTGGCTTGAGAATGTTTACGGCATGGTGTTGCGCCCGTGGCAACGATATGCGTTGGATCGTGCGCTCGAATATGACGATAATGGATTGGTTTGGGCGTCGGTGATTATCAGTGTCGGTCGACAGTCCGGAAAATCTTGGTTGGCTCGCGGGGTGCTTATGTGGCGTTTGCATCATGCGGAATTGTTTGGTGAGACTCAGACAATTATTCATGTCAGCAACAAACGCGAGACTGCAATGGAGATCATTCGACCGGCGGCACAATGGGCGGTAGAAAAGTACGGGCCTAAGGCAGCCAGGTGGGGCAACACGATGGCCGGGATTACGTTACCTAGCGGTGACCGTTGGATTATTCACGCCGCTAACGAATCGGCGGGGGTTGGGTATTCCGCGGGGTTAGTGTTTGCGGATGAGGCTTGGAAGATTGACCGCACCGTCATCGAGGACTCATTAGCGCCAACTATGGCCGAACGTAATCAACCCCAATTGTGGCTAGTGTCGACGGCCGGGGACTCCGGCTCGGAACTTATGCTTTCCGCTAGGGCTAGGGCGATAGATAACTTAGAAACACCGACGTCGGAATTACTCCTTGAGTGGTCGGCGCCACCGGACGCGGACCCCGACCTCGTATCCACCTGGCAATGGGGTAGCCCAGAGTGGTCCGAGAAGCGCGAGAAGTTTTTACGGCAACAGTGGGAGCGAATCGACCCGGGGGCTTTCAAGAGGGAATACCTTAATCAGTGGATAGTAAAAGATAACCATTGGATGGGTAGTGGGGTGTGGGATACGTGCGAGGACCCGACCTTGGTGCTCGACCCGGCCCAGCATTGGGCCGTGGCGTGCGAATCAGATTTCGACGGGACCTCCCACGCCGTCGCCCTCGCCTGGGTAACCGGGCAGAATCTGATTGGCGTCAAGGTCACCACGCACCGAACCATAAAGGATGTCGACGATCGCCTGGCCGACATACGGGCCCTAAACCCTGACCTACACGTCGCCATCACCCCGTCATATATCGACCGGCTCACCTCACACACCGACGCGATAGTTGGCCAGCGGGAAGCACAAATAGCGACCCAAGTAATGCTCGACGCGTTTAATCGTTGCACGATCCGCCACGACGGAGACCCCGCGCTACTCGATCAGTTCACTAGGTCGACTATCAGCAAACGCTCCGGCGGGTGGGTGCTATCGAGCGTCGCCGGATCCGGTGGGGTCTATGCGGCCCGCGCCGTCATGTTTGCCCTAGCGCAAATAACTAAGCAACCTAAACCCCGACCAATGATCTACTCACGGACCGCGACACGCCGATAACCCCGACATCCCACGACACTAGGTGAGGTGTGCTAGGCGGGCGGTAATACGAGTGTGGCTCTACTCTCCCGTGGGCTCCGACTAGTCGGAGCATCCCAAGCGAACTTCAGCGATGTCCAGGCAGCGTCGAAAATGGTCGCGGATGCTCCGACAGTCCGGGAGGCTAACGCCCTCCTGGCATCCATCACGGCGTCCGGCCCCTACCGGTCCATAGTGTCGAGCGCGTACCAGGTTCCCGCATATGTCAAAGCCCTCAAAACTTATTCGCACACTATTGCCACGTTCCCGCTGCGGGAGTATGTCGGCATTGACCAGGTAGTGGCGCGCTCATTCCTTAACCAGCCGTCAACTATCGGCACGTACTGGTCACAGATGACCAGGCTAGTTGAGGATTTACTGCAATATGACACCGCGTATTGGTATGTCACATCGAGGACGTGGGACGGATTCCCAGCAAGTATTGAGCGCATGCCCTATACCGAAGTCAGTGTTCAGAACCCGAGCCCGTATGCCGACATCCAATTTCAGGTACCCGTCGGGACGGTCTGGTGGAATGGCCTAATGATACCCGGGACCGAGGTGATCAGGTTTGACGGCGACGGCCTAGGCGGTTGGCTAGTGACCGGCGCGGCCGCAATCAACACCGCCGCCGCACTAGAGGCCGCTACCCAACAAATGGCCGAATATCCGCTACCACAAATTGTCCTAAAAAATAACGGCGCTGACCTACCGGCCACCGCGGTAGACGCTTTGCTCGACGCGTGGGAGACTGCAAGACAATCGAGGACAACCGCGTACGTCAACTCGACGATTACCACGGACGCTATGGGATGGAACGCCGCAGACCTACAACTCGTAGCGGCCCGTGAGGAATCGGCCCTTATGATGGCGCGGCTATGCAACCTCGACCCGGTATGGGTGGGTGCCGGTGTGCCAGGTGGATCTTTGGTCTACTCAAATAGAACGGACCTTTACCGGCAACTCCTCGACCTTTCATTAACTCCGATCATGACGGCGATCGCGCAACGATTAAGTATGAACGATGTGACACCGCGGGGCCGGGAAGTCAAGTTTGATACGACTACATTCTTACGCTCAAACCCTTCAGACATCGCGGCCCTCGCCACGCAACTACTACCACTCGGCGTACTGACCCCTAACGAAATTAGAGGACTGCTAGACCTACCAGATATTGAGGTTACATTGTGAACAAAACCGAAACACCATTTGACCTAGTAGTCGACTATCGGGAGGACCGCGCCGACGGCGTCATCGCCACAATGTATGGCCGGGCCGTACCCTACGACACACCTACAACGATCTCAGGTGTCGAGGAATCGTTTGCACCTGGCGCGTTCGACCCCGCGGCAGTTATTGGCAAGCCGCTAGCGTGGCGGCATGACGCACCCGTTGGTGTCATCATTGACGCGAGCAACGAACCTGACGGGCTCTACATCACGGCAAACATCCTCGACACGGTCCAGGGTAGGGACGCCGCAACATTGGCAAAAGCGGGCGCGGTCAAGGGATTGAGCGTGGGGTTTGCTCCGCTCAAGAGTTTACGCAATAAGACAGGCTTAACAATTAGGCATCTCAGCGCTCAACTATTTGAGACGTCACTAACCCACATGCCCGCCTATTCGAGTGCGGGTATTTCATCAATTAGAGAAGAGACGACAATGGATCCAGAAGAGACCACCGAAGAGGCCGTAGTGGTCTCCGAGGATAAGGAAGCACGCGAGGCTATCGCGCAGGTTCGCGAAAGTGTCGCAAAAATTGAGGCCCGCGCATACACCGCCGAGCCTGTCCACCCGTTGGCGCAGTACCGCAGTTTCGGCGACTACTCCAAGGCCGTACTTAATGGCGAAGTAGAATCCCGCGCATTGTTTGACCAGGTCACCGGTGACAACCCCGGCGTGATGCCCCCGAATTGGATCCAAGAGGTCTACGGGATCGTCAATTTGGGGCGCCGTGTCATCAACGGACTAGGCGGCCCACAGTCCGCAGGCACCGCAGGCATGGACATTAACTGGCCTTTCTTCGACGGGTCATTAACCGATATTGTCGAAGCACAGGCAAACGAAAAGGACGAAGTCAACTCAGTACAAATCAGTATTGAGAAGGGCACCGCAACGCTCGCCACGTACGCGGCGGGCTCGGACATCTCCTATCAACTCCTACAGCGGTCGAGCCCGTCATACCTTGACGCACACAACCGCATCATGGCCGCGTCCTATGCGACCGTAACGGACCGTAAGTTCACGCAGGACCTCTGGAACGAAGGGTCTGGCGATCAGACTTACGACTTCGCAGCAGACACAACCGGCGCAGCATTTAGGGAAGCCGTCTTTGCGGCGTCCGTCACGTGCGAGGACGCATCCGGCCTACCCGCTACCGCAGTGTTCGTTTCGACCGAAGTGTTTACCGCTATCGGTGGCTGGTCAACATTCCAGCCAGAGCCCTACACCGTCCAAAACGTTTCCGGTGTTGCAACCGCTAGCACGTTGCGCGTCAACGTGTCGGGTCTCCCAGTTATTCGCGCCGTATGGCTCGACGGGGCCGCCAACAGAGACGCCATTGTCACCAACGGGCAGGCGGCCCGCTGGGTTGAGGACGGCCCAAGGCTGGCGGCCGCCGAAAACATAGGAAAATTGGGCAGGGACGTATCCATATATGGCTATGGGGTCACGGCAACATTCTTGCCCGCCGCTGTAGTGCGCTTGTACAACTAGTCGGGGAAGGTTAGGGGATTACTGATGGCACTAGTGACAGGTCAAAACGTAGCCGACGCGCTACAACTGACCTACGCGGATGATGCGGCCGGGTTTACCCAAGCCGCCGCAGCTGCGCAACTCACTGTCGGTAATCTCCTAACCGCCGCCGCGCTAGCCGCTGAGAACGCAGCGTGCAAAGAGGCGGCGCTACAAGTCGGGATTGAGATCTACCAGGCACGCACCTCGGTCGGTGGCCAGATCGTTGCGGTCGACTTCACACCTGGCCCGTACCGGCTAAGTGTTTGGTTAATCCGTCGGGTCTACGCCCTAATAGGTCCATACATGAACCCCGCGGGGATGGTGGGATGAAATGCCCAACGCCCTCTCCACGGATGCCAGGCTAGAACTAGCCGGGCTCCTGGCGACTGTCACCGGATATAAGGTCCACGATGTCGCACCTAACGTGCCTATCCCGCCGTGCTTGGTGATTGTTCCGGATACGCCGTGGATCGTTCCCGAGCGCATCGGGTCGGTTCTTAACTACCGGTTACGGCTCAAGGTGCTAGTCGTGGTGGACTCTCGAAACAATACGGCCGCACTAAAAAAAATGGAGTCAGCGGTCGAGGCCGTAGCCGTAGCCGTCGGAGACAGTTTCATAATCGACCAAATAAGCCCGCCACAAATTACCGACACCGGGGCCACCGCGGTGCTCGTATCCGAAGTTTCCACAACCTCCCACATAATCGACGCTTAACAAACTAAGGAGAAAGTCATGGCAGTAGTAGCAGTAGCCGGGTACACCTTCACGGTGTCTCTCGCAGCGGGTGACGTTAGTGACCAGATCACCGACGGCACGATCACACAGACCGGAACCGTCGTCCGCACAAAGACCCTAGGCGGTGTCAACTTCACACAAACCGACTTCACCTCGGCGGCGTCGTTGTCATTCCTCTACGACGGGGACTCCGGCGTATACAACACCCTTTCGGACGCGGTGACAGCCCTAACGGATGTCGCCGTAGTCATCACCGGCAGCACTGGCACCTTCACCGGTGACATGTACCCAGAGAGTGTCGAGGTCACTTACGACTCGGCCGGAGTCGCGACCTGTAGCGCGTCACTCGTCGGCACCCTGGTCCTCTCCTAATGCTCCCGACGATGGTGGTGGTACTCGATGGGGCCGACCCTGTCGAGTACCAAGCCACCGCGGCGGACATGTGGCTTTGGGAGGACCTGTCGCAAAAGTCGATCGGCACCGGCGCAGAGTACGGGCTCAGGCTGACCCTTGCCTATATCGGCGTCACCGGTAAGGAACCAAAGAACCTTGCCGAGGTTCGCACCTGGGCTAGGGAGAACAAGGTCCAGGTGGACGTGGGTAAGAACGTGGACCCTACCGAGCCGGATCATTCCGGCGCTTAGTGGTCCGGCTGGCCGTCGCACTTAACCGGCCAGTGCACGAAGTCTTGACGTATAACCCGCAGTTGTTTACGACGCTAGTTGAGGAGGTGTTTAATGTCGAAAACGGTAAGAGCAGTGAACGACATGAGCATGCCGGGACTCCGAGCATTTCTCCGCGACCTAAACAAACTTGACAAAGAAGGCAAAAGCGAACTCCGCAAGGCGTCCGTCGATATCGCTAAGCGTCTCATGGTCCCAGCGTGGCAGGAAGCAGCAAGCCACGCGAAAGGTAATTGGGGCGAGAACATTAGCCGCGCAGTCAAAGCCAAATCCGACCGGGTACCGGTGGTTATTATCGGCGGGAACACTCGAAAGTATTCGCGGGGCGCATCCGTCAACATGATCAAAACCCCCTCGGCTTATGGCGTGAAAGGTAAGACGGTGCGGTCCACTGACCCGCGAGTGAACTCAGCGGTCAAAGCGTTCGGTGAGGGCACCGGGTGGATGAAAGGCGTAGGGCAGTCATATAAAGAACCGGCCATGAGGCAGTGGGGGCAGGCCGTTGACAAGGTTGTCAACGAATGGCAGTCAAGGCGGGTGACCTACTAGATGGCTATTACTGGCGGCCGCACCCTAATGGTCTACCTTGCGGCAGACACGGCTAATTTCAAGCGCAACATAAACCAGGCAGAGACCACGGCGTCGGGGTTTGGGTCGAAGATATCTAGCCTAGGTACAAGCCTGACGAACATGCTAGGCCCTGCGTTGCTCGGCGCGGGTATCGCGGCCGGTGCTATGGCCGTCAAGTTTGGCGTCGACGGCGTCAAGGCTTTCATGGAGGACGAGGCCGCGGCCGCGAAACTAGCCACGACCCTAGGGAACCTCGGATTCGAGGACGCCACGACGCAGGTCGAGGGCATGATCGACGCGCAACAAAGACTAACCGGCACCGCCGACGATCAACTCCGGCCCGCATTTGACAGGCTCATTCGATCAACTCACGACGTCGAAACCGCTACCAATGCCCTAAAACTAGCCGAGGACATAGCGGCCGGGACCGGGAAAAGCCTAGAGAGTGTGGCCGCGGCCCTCGGCAAAGCGTACGACGGGAACACAGTGGGGCTCGGCAAGTTAGGGATTGGGTTAGACGCCGCGACGCTCCGTACTGGCAACATGAAAGAGATAACTAAAGCCCTATCAGAGACTTTCGCGGGGCAGGCTGAGACCGCTGCGGGCACCTATCAAGGGCAAATAAAGCGTTTGACGGTCGGGTTTGGTGAACTCCAAGAATCATTCGGGCGCGGATTCTTGGGCGCACTTGGGGACACGGCCGGCAAAACTGATGAACTGATGACCTCGATGAAAGACCTAGAACCGGCAATAGAGAATGTCGGGACCACAATCGCTACGACGTTCGGGTCACTAATCACCGCTACGAACGCGGTAGTCGACTTTCAGCAATCAT